ATCTTATTATTAACTTTAGTACCTTTATAATCAAAGCCTAAAATATAGATTTCATTATGATTACGCTCTTCTTCACTAGCTAAATGTAGTGCCGTAGGCCCACTACTCCATCCTAAACTTGGGTCAAAGTAGTTAAATTTATTAAAATCTTTATAAACTCTATTAGGATTTGTCCATACTTCGTGTGTAAGTTGCCACCCTACAGCATTAATTTCGTTAACCATCTTAGTATCAACAGCTACTAGATAATCAGGATCAAACTCTCTATATAAAGCATTACAGCCATATATTTGACCAAATGGTTTTAATTTATGTAAGTTGATAGGTTTACGACTTGTGCCATTTCCGATAACAAATGCCACAGTAGATCTGGGCATAGTATTAAACTGCCTGTTCGGCGTTCGCGGCTATTCCGTACATTTGGCGTACGAAGTCAAGTTCTTTTATTTGTTCTTCAGAATGTAACTCTGCCGCTTTGCGGGTTTTATTAATTTGACGCAAGGTTAATCTTGTTTTGCGAGTATCGTCACGTTGAACAATAGACTCGTCGTCAATAGGATCATATTGTTTATTATCCACTGGCTCGAGTGTTTCTTTATCGAAGTAAAATATTTCTCGCAACATTGTCATACTACTATTTATGCGGGAGGTGGTGTAGCACCGCCATCGTCCGCTCCTCCAGTTGCTGTTTCTGGTGCAGGAGCTGTTCCACCATCTTCAGGTGGTACTTCAGCTTCAGGATCAACGTCTTCCATTCCGCCCATATCAGCACCTATACCTGCTCCACTAATTCCAGCAGTTCTCATTTCTCCTGCCGCGTCAGTTGGTAATGGTGTTAAGTTCTCGTCGTTTTCTTCTTTCCATAAACGTTCATTCTCAGCAAGTTCTTCTTCTGTCATTCCTAAGAAACGTTTTAATGCAAATCTATTTGAAATATAAGGTATAGCACTCATTTGTGTATACGTTGGTACACGAGCATTATCAAGTTCACTTTGTCTATAACTTGCAAAGTTTTGTGGTGGTTGCATTCTAAGATCAAACATTGCAGTATCAATGTTTACACCTTTTTCTATCAAATAACGTTTAAATTCTTGGTTAAATTCTTCTGTAAGTAAGTTTTGTAATCTCTCACAGTAATTATTAAAACGTAATTCTTGAATATATGCTGTGCCAACTCTACCGTCTTGGTAATTACTTTGTCCATCATCTGGACCAGTTGGTAAGTAAGAACTTGGAATACGTAATCCACGTACAAGTTTATTAGTAAAATATTTTAAGTCGTCAATCTCACCTAAGTTAGTACCACCTGGTAATGTTTCAACTTTTGATCCTCTTCCTTCTGCTGTTTGTGGGAAAAAGTAATCTTCGTTTATAGATAATGGATTGTATGCACTATCAATAACATTTTGTCCTCCACCACTTGACGAAGGTATTCTTCGTTGATGGATATCAGTTTTTACTCTTTCAACAAACTGCATAGCTAAGTGACTTGGCATGTTACCTACGTCAACATAAAATACTCTACGTTCTGGTGCTCGTTGTACTCTGTAAATTATAATTGCATCTTCTAATAATTCTTTTTGTTTGTAAACTTTAAAAATACTTTCTAGTAATGAATTACCAAATGGAAAATTATTATCTAATCCTTCTGACAAACTAAGGTGTACTATATTCTTAGCATCAACTGTAACTTCTTTAAGGTCTTTAGTAAATCTTCCTGCACTTGTATGTTGGTTTGGTGCACCAACTTGTCCTCTAACGCCGCCTGTTAAATAACCGTCACCTCCACCAGTAACGTTACCGCTAGTCTGATGTGGAGTTGTAGCTACCATATGTGTAAAGTTTAAGTTTACATCTCTAATAACATATTGTTCTGGTTTCTTACCTTCTGATTCATTTACAATAATACGTGATACTTTTGCAGGATCAACATGAAACAATTTTTTAGTTTCTGGATCTCTAATAAAAAATGCATCACCATATTTAAAAGTGTTACGAATGATTTTAAACATTCTAGTTTCAAACTTTTGTAACTTAGACCATTGCTGTAAGTATTGTGAAAGTACTGTAATTTCTGAATTTGTAGCTTTTTGTTTAAAGTCCATTTTAAATGGAGTTTTGTTTTGCTTGTTTTGTTGTGTACAAAATTCTCCAAGAATATCTAATGCGGCATTTACTTCCGAATCCATATCCATAGTATTATATTGGCCATATCGTTCAACACGATTTGGTGAACCAACATATACATCTGGCAAGTAAGAACTATAATTTGCTTGAGCTGGACCCATGCCCTGATTTCCTGGACCACCTAACGGACTATAATTTCCTTCACCACCTGCTTTTGTATCTACTGGTGTAAAATACCTTTTCCAACTCATTTTAACTATTCTCCAACTCTTTTAGTTGTTTCTCTTCAATCTTGTTTCCTGCCTGTACAAGTTCAATTAACGTTTGCATACTACTATTTAACTTATCTGTCGCCGCACCCGAGTCAGACATGACTCCTTTCATTGTGGCTGATAAATTGGCTGACATATCACCTGACATATTGGCTGTTTGTTTTTGGTATTCTTTAAGGTTCTTAATTAGTTTTTCAATTTTATCGTTTGTTTTATCAACGTCAGCATCTTCCATTGTCTTAACAAAATTAGTAATACCTTCTAAGCCTTTACCAATACTTTCTAAACCTGATGCATCAACATCTTTAAAGTCTTGTAATCCTTCGGCAATCTCTTTCATTCCACTAGTAGATCCGCCGCCTCCAAATAAGCCTCCAAGAAACTTACCTGCTTTATCCAATAAACTATCACCAGTAAATGCACTAACACCTTTGTATAAAGATTCTAAAGCAGGTCCGGTTTTCGCTAAATTATCAACTTGTATATCTTGAAATTCTTTTACTCCATCAGCAAGTTTTTTTAATCCACCACCACCAAGTTGGGCTACAATGCCGCCGGCCGCTAACGCAGTTAATGGTCCTGCCAGGTCACCTAAGAACCCGGGCATTTTTTTCATATTGTCACCAATCTTAACTTCAGATATTCTTTTAAGACCGTCAGCAATACCTCCTATTGAATCTGATACTAACCAAATAGCCCCGGCTATACCTAAAATAACAGCCGTTCCTATTAATAAAAATCCACTAAGAGCCGCTAAGCCGGCTATTGCAAGAGATCCTAAGGCTATTGCTCCTTTAATTACTAAAAAGGCCGCTCCTGCGGCGGCAAGATTTAAACTAACTGCTCCCCAATCGATGCCGTCGAAGAATGCTGATAGCTTGTCAAGATTACTAACATCTTTTTTCTCTGCGGTTAATACTGCATTTACTTGTTTGGCTTCTTTTGCTAATTCTTCCAGCCTTTTTCTTGCTTTATCTAATTGTGCCTCAGTTAATACTCCTGACTTAATTTTTGCATTAATATCCTTTTGTTCCTTATTAATTTCAAGTAGTCTTTTATTAGCCTCTTTATATAGGTCACTTTGGCCTAAGTTGTCATATCCTGTTGCTATTGTTGCCCCTATATTTTTTATTCCCTCTGCCGCCGCATCTACACCTTCTTTAAGGGCTTCTTTACCTTTCTCAACAGATTCTTTTCCTAAATTTACTAGTCCAGTTTTCATGTCGTCCATAGACATGTTGGCAAATTTATCAAAAAACTCAATGGCTTTGTTAATAAATTCACCTAATTTCGTTACCGTTGTATCAATGAGAGTCAACCCATCTTTCAAGAGTGGGGTAGCTTTATCTATACCTTCACCTAATTTCGTTACCGTTGTATCAATGAGAGTCAACCCATCTGTTTCAAGCCAGTTGGTAACTGAATTAAATCCAGCTTCAACTTTTGGCATAACTTTCTCTATCAAGCCATCTCTAAGTTTATTAGCACCTTCTAGTAGAGATTGTTCAGCAGTCAATACATCAGCACCACCTGTTTTCTGATCACTCATATTTTTAGTAACATTCTTTACTTCGACAGCAAAATTATCAAAAGATCCCATCAAAGCGATTTGGCTATCATAAAAGGAACTACCACTAGATCTAATTAACGACATCTGGTTACCCATTTCTTTGCCATTAAGAGTTGCTTGTCTGCCTGCCGCTTGTATTAGTTCCTCTAATTCTTTTTGTTTCTCTGGAGTTGCTTCTGCACCTTGACTAAATGAATGTAATAATTGAGCCGCTTTTACCATATGGTCATTATTTGCTACCAAACCTGCTGTAAATTCATCATTAGCTTGACCATTTCTAACCATCAATTGGCCTAACCCTTTTTCAATTTCTGGACTAATTGCTCCTAAACGTGCAAATAACTTTGTAGTATAATCTTTTGTTCCGCTTTCCATTTGCATCATCGTGGCTTTGATTGCAGGGTCTTCTTGTTTTGCCTTCATTGCCGCCGCGGCTTCTTTACGTGAT